TCAAGATCATAAGTAGGAGTCGCAATTGTTGGTAAAGGCATAATAATTTATTCAGTATGTTATATAGGGAGGTTATCTAGGTCTATCCTTATTAGGAACTAGATCATAATTTTCTGGGAACCAATCAAGGAAATCCCACCATTGGTTTGGTTGTTCTACTAAATCATAATCCTGTTTATTATATCCATATTTTTCCAAAGATTGTTCTGTGAGTTCTTTGTTCGATAAGGTGGTGGGAGAAGGAGTCGTCACAGGACCAGCCTCTACACGCTTATAATTTCTAGGAGGAGTATACCAACCTTTATCACCTCTCAATCTAGTTTGTTGGAATCCAATTCTTTCAGTAGCAGCACCACTCCGTCTTCTCAAATATCGCATATAAGAAAATGATACTGTGCATTTTAAAATATCTGACTGATCATATGATACTGGTGTTGCTGCAATACTAATAGGAAAAGCACCAATAAATTGATAACTCATTGAATTCTTTGCATCCTTCTCAAATTTAGTTATATAAAGAGCATCGGTTTTATAAGCATTAGGATAGTTCATTCTATAATATGCACTTCTAGTCTTATAATCATCTCTTCCATAAGTAGTTCCTTGTCCTGCACAATAATCTATCCATCCTTCAAAGAATTCCACTATCTTATATTTTTTATCCACATAGAAAGTAAAATCAGTTCTATCATCATATACCTTCCTATATACCATCTTCTCACTCACACCTGGATAATCATTAGGTTGATCAGCAGTCGCAAGAGATTGTCCTGGAAGAGTTGTTTCTCTACATAATAGCTCTATATTAATTCCATCTTGCGAATTATAATCTACTCCTCTACTTCCCTGACTCAGGAAAGCAATAACTGATGAAGTAGGTTGAACCTTCACCATATATACAGAAGTTTGAGCTGTTTCTAAAAACCTACTCTTTAAAAAAGATGTGCTTACTACACTAGGACGATGACCAGCCATCTATAAATACTTTTACTTTATATATTATGTAGGCTGGATATGGGAGAAAGTGTAAAAAGTAGGTATAAACCCAATAATCCAAAAAAATATAATGGTGATCATAGAAACATTATTTGCAGAAGTAATTGGGAAAGGAAATTCTGCTCTTGGTGTGATTTGAACGAAAACATTTTAGAGTGGGGAAGTGAAGAGTTTTGGATTCCCTATCGTGCTCCTGATGGTAAAGTTCGTCGTTACTTTCCAGACTTTATTATGAAAGTAAGAGAACATACAGGTGAAATTAAAACTTATGTTATTGAAGTTAAACCTGCTAAACAAACACGACGACCAAAACCCCGCAAGAAAGTGACCAAATCCTATCTCTATGAATGCAAAACCTATGAAGTTAATCAAGCAAAATGGAAAGCAGCAAGAGAATGGTGTGCTGATAGAAAAGTTGAATTTAAAATCATCACCGAAAAAGAATTAGGAATTAGATAATGGCAAGAAAAACTCTAAAACAAAGAAGAGATAGAGACTTAAATAGAGCATTAAAGAGACAACAGCTTGAAACTTTTGGGTTAGATGAAGTTGAAAATCCGAATGATAGAGTAGGACAACTTCAAGAGAAAATAGAAGGACTAGTTGATCCTGAATCAATTATGTTAGAGATCCTTAGTGTCTTTCAAGAAACAGAAATTATTCCTGATGTAGGTAAATATTATACCTTTATATACATCCCCAAAACTAAAGACCTTGCTTTTGATAACTTCCCTCTTATTGCATGTATTGATATCTTTAAATGGGGATTCAGGGGAGTAAATTTCCACTGGAATGACTATAGAAACTACACCTGGCAAGAAGTAGCAGGATTTTTACATGTAGTAAAAGATGATGAAATAGAGTATATGAAGACCATTCCGTATGGATATTTCCTCAGAACTGCTAAATAAATAACAAGGCTTATAGTAAAGAATACTGTGGCAGAAATTGGAAACCAAAACACAAAGAATCAAACAACGATAGAAATTCCTGGAAATACGGGATTATTTGGCCAACAGACAAAATCACGAATATATACGGTCACAGATACTGAAACAGGATTAGTTACAGTATATGATGATGATAAATGGATAATGGGAGCTGGTGATGGTGGAATATGGAGTGATACTAAAATCGGAGTATATAATCCTGCCAACGGTGAATGGTCATTTAATAAACATGCTAATGATGCTGAACGTAAATATTTCACATCAGAGACAGGAAAGAAGATAGTTACTAATAATTCTACAGACGCTAAATTTGAGAGTAAATTTCAGGAATTAAGAAATAAAGGAGTAAGTGCTGAGGAAGCATATTTAAAAGCAAAAGAATTTGCTGGTTCATCAACAAAAGAAGAATCAACTCCTCAAGTCAATTTCCGTCTTACAGGAATACCAAAGCAAGAAACACAAAGAGACGAAATGGCTGGTAAACCCGGTCAAACTCTAATTTATCCTCAAGACCATGCACAAGGAGATTTTGATTTTATAAAAATAGTTCCTATTGAATACATACCAATGTTGCAAGCAGGACAAACATTTGGTGATATGAAAAGATCTCTATCAATCAAACAACGTTACCTGCGAAAAGAAAGAGTTGTAGGATCTACTATATTCTTACCAATGGTTCCTGGTATATCAGAATCTAATGCAACTGATTGGTCTGGAGATACTATCAATCCAATTCAAATAGCTGCAGGACAAGTTGCTGCTAGTGCTATAGTATCAGCAGGAAAAGGAAAATTCGGAGAAGCAGCTGCTGGAATAGTTGCAAATACAGGAGCAGCTGTTCAAAATATGATGAGTGAAAGTGAAACAATGAAAACATTTCTAACAGCATACTTTGCAGGTAAAGCAGTTAGTGCAGACCTTACAGGAAGAGCAGGAATTGTTGTTAATCCAAACCTAGAAGTCTTATTTAAAGGTCCCCAACTTAGAACTTTCCAATATAATTTTAAATTTACACCAAGAGATGATCGTGAAGCACAAACAGTTAAAACTATTATAAAAGTCTTTAAAAAAGCAATGGCACCGAAAAGACGTGAAGCACAAATATTCTTGAATGTTCCATCAGTCTTTAAGATTAAATATCTAATGAGAGGAAAAGTAGAACATCCTTTCTTAAATAAAATTAAACCTTGTGCAATGACCTCATTCAATATTGACTATACTCCAGAAGGAAGTTATATGACTTATGGAGATGGTTCCATGACATCATATGTCGTTAATATGAACTTTGCTGAACTAGAACCAATTTATAATAATGATGTTCAAATAGATTCAGAAGACATGGGGTATTAAAAAATGGCAAAACCATATTTCAGTCAAGTTCCAGATCTTGAATACATTGATAGAACACCTGGAGAAAAAACAATCTCTGCCTATAAAACAGTTAAAAATCTGTTTAAAAGAGCAAAACTTAGAGAAGATATTTTTTCTGATTTAACCTATTTTACAAAATATCAAATTGTTGGGGATGAAAGACCAGATAATGTTGCAGAAAAATTTTATGATGATCCAACTTTAGATTGGGTCATTCTATTAGCTAATAATATTACCAACATTCAAACAGAATGGCCACTAACTGAAAACTCCTTTCATAATTTCTTAATCGAAAAGTATGGATCAGAGGTAGGAATATCTAGTACTCATCATTATGAATGTACTGGGGTAAAAGATACTTTAGGAGTAGTAATAGCTCCAGAAGGATTAACCATAGATAAAGATTTCAGTGTCACTTATTATGATAAATATGCATCTAATGCAGGAATAATCACAGCAACTAATCTAGCAGAGACAATAACCAATTATGATTATGAGACTAAACTTCAAGATGGAAAAAGAAATATCTATGTATTAAAACCAGAATATCTAAGTGTAATATTCAATGACTTAGAAGATGTTATGGAATATAAAAAAGGTTCCACTCAGTATAAAAGTGGAACCCTTAAAGTTGTAGATAATATTAGACTTTATCCTAGTTAATTACTCCTCCGCAAGTTTCTGGAAATAACTTAGTGCATCGTCCTCATCTGAACTAGCAGATGCTACAGGAGCAGCAGCAACTGGTGCTTTACTCTTGAAATCTGGAGTAAATGATCCACGACCTTCACTTTCATCTTCAAGATCCTCATTATACACTTTACGTGCAGCAGGTTTTGCACCTAGAACATAATCAAGACGCTTCTTCAAATCTTCATAAGACTTGAACTGATCAGGAGCAGTTACTGCAGAAAGAGAATACTCCTTCTTCCATAATGCTTCTAATGCATCATCATCGTCAAGCAATGGTGATACTGAATCAAACTCTGACTTATCATAGTTCCAGTAACCATCCTTCTTGACAATCTTCAACTTGAAGTTTGCACCTTTCCAAAAGTCAAAAGGATTGATTGGAGTTTCATCCTCAAACTCTGGTTGCATTGCTTCCATGATCTTATCAAAGATCTTCTTGCCATACTTGAACAAGAATACTCTACCCTCATTAGCAGGGTTAACAGGATCCTTAACAACATAGATGTTACTATAATAAGAAAGCTTACGCTTCTGCTTACGAACAACATCCTTATCAGATTCATTACCACTGTTCCAGAGTTCACGATTGTGCTCTGATACAGGATCTTTACCACCTGTAGTGGTTAAAGAATTTTCAATATACCATCCTCCTGGTCCTTGGAATGCATGAGAATACATCTTTGCCCATGGAATATCTTCACCTTCAGGAGAAGGTAAAAAACGGACGACAGCATAACCGTTTCCAGTCTTGTCTAATTCTGGTTTCCAGAGACGCTCATCAGCACCCCCACCAGTTGTGTTCATCTTCTCCACTTCTTTAACTAATTTCTGAGTTAAAGATCCTAGAGAGGACTGCTTTTTTAAGTCTTTAAATGACATTAGATTACCTCGGATTTTTTGAGATTTGGCTTGTATATACCTTTAATATTATAAAAGATCTAAGAAGTTTTGTCAATCTGCTTTCTCATCATATCAAGCATTTGAGTCATCTGTTTAAACAGAATATTCATGTCAACATTAGAGGGAAGACCCATTAAATTAGCAGACTCACGAATCTGATCTTTCATCTTCTTTGCTTGAGGATCATCAGATAAACTTAAACGAGTATAAAGAACTTGTTGTTTATCCAAAAGTTTTTCAAGCAAATCAATATGATACATCTGGTCTTCACCATCCATTTGAGGGAATGTGAAGACATTACTATAAACTTCTTCTTGAAGTTCACTAATTTCCGCCATTTCTGCACGGACGACTTCGGATTGAAAAAAGCTCATAATACTGTATCTTGTAAGATCTTTTTAAACTTAGGTACACTAATATTTATGAATGGAGAGTATTTTTTTATCTTTCGACTTACGGTTTCCCATACAGGATCGTCTAGTTTTTTATCAAAATCCTTCCTATAGTCAAATATCATATCACAAATTACAAGGGTTTCTAGTGAGGTTTTCCCACCTAGATAATTTCGCAAAATCGGTGGATGACCGTTAGAACAGTCAAATACTTCATTTACCTTATTTTGCTCAAATAGAGTATTTACCTCTTCTTTGAAAATATACGAAAGTGACTGAATTTTCTTCTTCCAGTCCATATAACGTCCTTCACCTTCTTTGATCATTTCACCAATCCACATAGTTCCCGGATCAGTAGTATATACGAAATTAGAGACAAAAAACTCTTCTACCTCTTTATCGTTTTTTTGCCGTGCGACCTTTTCAAACCAAAATCGGTCTTTCCTCTTATAGAAGGCTTTTTGAGTTGCTCTGGTTTTACCACGATACTTGATATAATCATACTTATCTTTAGTAAAGTGGTTTTTTAAAGAGAGATAACAACGGTAGGCATCAAAGGGCATCATAAACACTATTGGAACGATACTGAGGTGTTGATCTATTTTTATAATAAAAGTTTCCTGCAACTACGCTTCTTTCTTGACATTTATTAGGCGGTACTTGATGTCTCACCCATGAAGGAAATATTACCATATTACCTGCTTTTGCTGCAACCTTCTTCTTAGATCTACTAAACACCAAAGGAGATGATCCCCTAGGAGTATTAACAAAATAAACAAAAGACCATTGGTTTGGATAGTGAGTATGTGCTATTTGAAAATCACCTTTCCTATACCACTGTCCCCATATATTAAACAAAGTGAGAGTATCATCAAGAATAACAGGAGTCTCTATACTCCACTCCCATCCTCTAATAAGATTCAGTGCATAATTACCAATCTTCTCAAATTCAGGCACTCCAAATGAAAAATAATCCGTCATGATTGCTCCCATATCCTTCCTATCTGCCCTCTCCATGATAATCTTATGAAGAATAGGATTTAATGTTTCCGCAAAAGGATACTGATGAATATGAATTTTAGCCTGTTCGGACACTAGCATCACAGTTCTTCACCAACCGTAGTTGGTAATTGTATTATATTAAAAGCAAAAGTAATTCTTTCTTTATTAGCAGTTTGTGTTTCTACATGATGATTAACCTGAGAAGGAAATATTACCATTGTACCATCCTTACCTTCATATGAACAATTATACTGATCAAAATGTGTAGGATGACCGTGATTCTTACAATATATCACACCTGAAAGAAATCCTACATGATTATGTGTTGGATTAGAATCTCCTTTATATGCAAAATTTGCCCAAAGATCAAATGCATCAAAATGTCCTTTCCAACTTCTAATCTTAAAAAGACGATGAGGGGCTCCTCCTCCATAATATTTTGCACACCCCCTCAATACATATGCCAACCAAAATGAATCTTCAACTAATCTACCAGGAACAGCAACTTGATATGAATTATGCTTAACTTCACTACTATCAGCAAACCTCTCTTCAGGAGATCCACTATACTTATATCCTACATTATTATGAGCTTTAAGTTCTGCCAAAGGATGATTTTTAATTTTTCTACACTCTCTCACCCATACCTTAGTTTCCTCAACTATTCCTCTAGGGAGGGTAGCTACCATTATGGGAGCATCGTCCTTCAGTCTCTTCAACTCTAATATATCATTATTATTCATTTCAAAAAAGTAATAGGGCGATTTTTTACCGGACTTTTTTTCCC